GGTTTGTGCCTGGCATATGACAATCTGCCGGCCTTCGGGCGTATAACTAATTTCGGGCGTGTCGGTTGGCACTATGCAAGCGACCGGGCCGGCGTTCGTGTTGGCCAGCTGGTCGGCGTGGCCGGCGTCGTCGGCGCTTAGGTTTATTGTGAAGCCCCAGGCGTTGGCGTGTCGTATCCATAGCAGCGCGTCGGGGTGGTGCTTGTGCGTGTATGTAAACCCGCGGCGGCCTTTGTTGGCCTTGACTATTTCCCCGAGCTGGTAGGCGTCGATTGTTTCCCCTTCACCTGGTAAATCCCCGGCGACGTTCATCCGCCAGGCCTGGCCCGGTGGGAGGCTCGCGATTGCCTGGGCATGGGCGCGGATATCGTGGCCGCGGGTTGGGACCTTGTCCCAGGTCATGCGGGTGTAAAAGTCTTCGCCGTAACAATCGGCGCCGTAGTGGCTGCAGCTGGGCGGGCATGAGCTGCGCGTGCTATACGTAACCGGGATTGGGCCGGTTTTGCGGTTGCCGCTGCTGCGGATAAAGTGGAATTGATTCATTTTTTAGGCTCCCAGGTTGACGGATAAAAAGCGGTCGGAAATAAAGCGCTCAATTTTTGCCATGCTTTCGGCGCGCTGCTTGGCGCCAGCCGGCGGCATATCCTGGAGGATTCGGGGCCAGCTGGTCGAGCTGGTCCAGGATGCGGGCCGGGCATGCGTAGGCGTGGGGGCCGCAGTCTTCGCTTAAGTCTTTGTAAAAAAATTCGGTCAGGCCGTTGCGCTGCTTGCGGCGTTCGGTCAGGCATACCAGGCCCGAGTAATGCGCGGCGCCGGTGGGGTCGGTGCGTTTGCTGATTGCGTACCAGGTCGCGCCGATTGTCGCGGTGTCGGTTATTTCCCAGCGGCTGCCATCGGTGCCGGCCTGGGTGAATTCCCGGCGTAGTACGGCGTCAGTCGTTGCGGTGGTGTTGATTGTGTAAGAGGTCCAGCCCATGATTATTTCTCCTTTTAGTTAAATGCGGGGGCGGTGGTGGTGAGCTGCTCAACGATTGCGGCCGTCTTTGCCTGGTTGATTTCTTCGCCGCGGGTGTGGTGCAGCCGGGCCAAAATGGTTAAATCTTGGCCCAGCACATAGGTGCCGTTGTCGCCGTTGTCGCGGTCGCTGCCGGCGTAGTGCAGCCGGTAGACGGTTGTCCCAACATTGCAGCGGAAATAAAAGCGGGCCAACATTTCGGCGAGCTGGTCCAGCGCTTCGGTTTGTGCCTGGGGCGTGCGGGCATGGCGTAGGCCCAGCTGGCGCGCTGCGGATAAAAAGCCTTCTACGCTGGCGCGGCCGCCGTTCCAATGTAGGTATATTGCGGGCGCGTTGTTGGCGGTGCTGAATGTAATTACGGCGCGGTTTCCCATTATTGATTCTCCAATTGTTTGTTGATTTGCTCCAGGATGTTGGCGCGGGTGCCGGTGAATCCCTCGGTTTTAAGGATTGCATAAGCGCTGGGGCCGCGGCGTTTCATGCCGGCAATTTCCAGCTTAAGCGCTGCGCGTAGTGTTGCCAGGCGGTAGCGCGCTATTTGGTCGGGGGTGGTGAGTGCGGTCATTAGGTGCCTTTCAGTAGTTGCGGGTTATGTGAAGGTGAACAAAGTATTCGCGGGCGCTGGTGCGTTTAACGCTGGCGTGAGTGGTCGGGCATCCGCAGCAGTCATGCTCATGTGTGCAGCTGCTGCCGCCTAGGGTGGCCGCGATTGCCCGGCCCAGGTCAACGGCGCGCAGCTGGCGCGGTCCTATAACCTTGGTCGTGAAGGTGCCGGCGTCGTCAAATCCCAGGGGCTCGGCGGTTGCATTCCAGCGCAGCATTTTTGCGGTGCCCAGGTGCTGCCATTCGTCCAGGTCGGCCCAGCCGTCGGCGTAGGTGTGTGTCATGCGTTGGTGTAGTTCAAGCTTGGTCATTGGGTGCCTTTCAGTTGGTGGGGTTGTAAGCCTGGAGCAAATCGAGTAGTTTTGCCTCGACCTTTTCGGCGTGGCGGCGGCTCAATCCGTTAGGGTCTAGCAGGGTGGTTTCAATCCAAATCAGCTTGTCGGTTTGCGCCTGGTATTTGCGCAAATCCTCCAGGGTGAGTAAATCAATCAATAATTGAAGCTTGCTCATGATGTGCCTTTCAAGCGTTTAAGTGTTTGAGGGTGTGCAGCTGCTGGCCGATTCCTTGGCCGGTGAGCGGGCGGGAAACGTTGGGCCATCCTTCAACGGCGGCGGCGTAGTGCTTGCCAGCTAGGACCGTGACCGGGCGGCCTTTGTGCTGCTGCAGCTGCTGCGCGGTCATTGCGGCCCATACGGCGCGCTGGTGCTTGCTCATTTGTGCCAGCGTTTTGTTATAGGGTGCCAGGTTGGCCGCTGGGTCAACGGCGCCATGCAAGGCGGAGAGAATGACGACGTCGGCGCCGGCCCGGGCTGCTGCGCGCATTGCCAGCTTGAATGCCTGGCCCTGGTAAAGGTCGGCGGCCGGTGCGGTGCGGTCCAACTTAGCGGCGCTGCATGCGATGAGGTATAGGGGTTTCATTGGAATAAGTCTCCGGTTGTTGGTTGGTTGGTTATTGCTGCCAGGCCCAGGGCTGCGCGCAGCTGGTTTTTTTCGTCGTTGATAAGGTATAGGCGGCGCTTGTATTCTGCGGGCGTGAGCTGGTAGTTAACCGGGCGCACGGCGTCAAGTTCGCGGCGCGCTTGGCGCATGATGGTTTCGTGTGTGCTCATGCTTGGCCCCTTAATGCTTTGAACATAAGACACTCGTTATAGGTGCCGCTGTAGGCGATGCGATAGCCCCGGCGCTGGTCATCCCCTCTGCAAACAATGACGTTTCCGTGGGCGTCGATTTGTGCTGTGTACATCTGTGCGTTTCCCTTCGTGTTGGTTTGTTGTCTGCATCCTGTCTGATGCATTGAGGGATAATGTAGCATGTTGTCAAGCCCCTATCCTGTCACTTATGCGACACGATAAACGCGGGTTTTTTAGTGTACCGGGTAGGGTATCGATTCTCTAGGGGGTAGGGTATCGGCGCGCGCCCTGGTCGGTGGGTTAGGGTTTTTACCTGTGCTACCTGGTAGCGCGGTTTTTGCCTGGTCCGGTGCTGCAGCTGGTGGCGCCCTGGTCAAGCCGCGGGGGTTTTGTGTGTTGCCTGGTCGGTGGGTTTTGACCTGGGCCCGGTGGCCAGCCGGTCAAGGTGGGACCATGGCGCCGGGGATTGCCGCGGGTATTCCGAGCGCTAGCGAGTGGCCCAGGGGCTGCAATTGTATAAGGGGCTTACATAGAAGGGTAAGCGCTGCCACATGTTCCCAGGCTGCCATAAAACCCCGTTTCCCTGGGTTTATTGACAGTAAGCCTTTTGTTCCTGTATATTGCGCCGCATGACACAAGCAAAACTAACCCGCAAGCAAATCCGCGAAGGCCTGGAACAAATACCGGTCGAGCAGCTGCTGGGTAGAACTGCAGCGCGAGAGTTAACCGGGAAACAAAAGGCTTTCGCCCTGGAGGTCGCACGCGGTTCCACAGGTTCCGCAGCCTACCGCGCATCCTACAAAACCAAGGCAACACCCAAAACCCAGGGTAACCAGGCGCACCGGCTCAAAAAGCGGCCCGATATCCAAGCGGAAATCAAGGCTTACCAGGCGGCGATTGAGTCAGAGAAACATAGAACGCCGGCCGCTTTACGTGCTCTCATAATAAAAAGCCTGGTCGGCGTCATCATCGATGAGGACACTCCGCCGGCCGTGCTGGTCCAAGCGGCCAAGGTAGCCGGCACGATTGCAGAGGTCGGGTTATACGTCGATAGAAAAGAGGTCCGGACCATCAGCAGCAGCGACGATGCCAAGGCCCGGGTAATGGCCGAGCTGCGCCGGCTCATGAATGCCCAGGCCGACGACGCCCAGGTGATCGACGCCGCGGCCAGCTCATTGCTCGACGAATTGGCGGAGGTGCGACCCCACCCATCCCCCACCAGCCCGACTGAGCGCGCGGAGTCCCTGGCTGATGAACATACTATTCCACACAAACAATCCCAAAATTTACCAGAATCAGACCCCCACCCTACCAGCACAGCGAACCCACCCCCTATCTAAAATTAATACTTTATGATAAAAAATTCCGCAAATTTAGAACTAATAGCGCGTCGAGAACCGAAACGTTTTGGTTCTCTGATTGTGCGGAACCCTAAGATGATGTTAAAGAAGAAGGATTTTTCGTATGAGCAATGTATGGAGGTTGAGATGACGCCGGCGCAAAGGGAAGTGTTTTTGATTGTGGATGAGTGGTGGAAGAGATATGGGTACAGTCCGTCGGTTAGGGACATTGCTTATCAGAGGGGAAGAAGCGGATTGGGGAATACGTTAGAGATTGTGGATCGCTTAGTGGCCAAAGGGGTGTTAAAGAAGTTGCGGAAAAGCGGGCGATCGATTCGTCCTGTGTACATTAATTTCAAGAATTTAGAATGAGTGATAAGTTAGATGCTTTGATGGCGACGCTTCCTGAAGAGGAGAGGGAGGTGTTTTATAACGCCGTAGAGGATTACCGTCTGGCTTTGGAGAGGGAAAAAGCTCAGAGCGGGTTTATGAATTATGTGCGGATGATGTGGCCTGGGTTTGTTCATGGAAGACATCACGCGGTGATGGCGAAGAAGTTTGAAGCTATAGCCAATGGGACACTTAAAAGATTGATCATTAATATGCCCCCGCGGCATACTAAATCTGAGTTTGCGAGTTACCTGTTGCCTTCATGGTTTTTGGGTAGGTACCCGAATAAAAAAATTATCCAAACTTCTAATACGTCTGACCTGGCGGTTAACTTTGGCCGGAAGGTTCGTAACTTGGTGGATTCAGAACAGTATGCCCGTGTATTCCCTGGCGTGGCATTGAGACAGGATAGTAAGAGTGCCGGCCGGTGGGCGACGAATCAGAATGGGGAGTACTTCGCTATCGGTGTTGGAGGTACTGTTACGGGTAAAGGTGCTGACCTACTCATCATTGACGACCCGCATAGTGAGCAAGAAGCCGCTTTAGCTGCCGGCGACCCCGGAGTATTTGATAAAACGTATGAGTGGTATACCTCGGGTCCTCGACAACGTTTACAGCCTGGCGGAGCAATTGTGGTTGTGATGACCCGTTGGGCCGAGAGAGATTTAACTGGCCGGGTATTGAAAGACGCCCAGATGCGGGATTCTTTGGGTGAGTGGGAAGTTGTAGAGTTCCCCGCGATTATGCCCAGTGGGAATCCGCTCTGGCCTGAGTTCTGGTCTGCTAAAGAATTGGAAGCATTACGGGAAGAACTGCCTCCTTCTAAATGGAATGCTCAGTACCAACAAGCGCCAACTGGCGAAGAAGGTGCTTTGGTAAAAAGAGAATGGTGGAAAATGTGGAACCCGGAAGACCCGCCTAAGTGTGAATTTATTATTCAGAGCTGGGACACGGCTTTTACAAAGAATGAGCGTTCGGACTATTCGGCCTGTACGACCTGGGGTGTTTTCCATATGAACGACGACCCCAACGATGTGAATGTGATTTTGCTCGATGCGTTTCAGAAACGAATGGAGTTTCCGGAATTAAAAGAAAAAGCGATGGCCAGTTACAGAGAGTGGGAGCCTGACGCTTGTATCATTGAAGCTAAAGCCGCCGGGGCCCCGCTCGTGTTTGAGCTTCGGTCTATGGGTTTGTTGGTAAGTGAATACACGCCGAGCCGGGGAAATGATAAATTTGTGCGTTTGAATTCGGTGACGGATTTGTTTAGATCTGGCAAAGTATGGGCGCCTGAGACAAGGTGGGCCAGTGAAGTGATAGAGCAGATGGCTGCGTTTCCCAATGGCGAGCATGATGATTTGGTGGACTCAAGTACCCAAGCGCTGATAAGATTCAGGCAGGGCGGGTTTTTACGTTTAGATTCTGATGAACGTGAAGAGCTGCAGAGCTTTCGCCGCAAAGCGGTTTACTATTAAGGATTGAATAATGGCTACTAATATGGTTCCATCAATAAACCCAGCGCCTCTTGGGTTGGATGCACTGGCAGTCGAAGAAGTAGGACCAGATATTGAAATTGAAATTGAAAACCCTGAAGGGTTGAAAATTGGCATGGACGGGATGGTCATTGAGTTGGAAGAAGAGAGAGAAGAAGGCTCTTTCGATGAAAACTTGGCCGAAGTTATTGATGATGGAACCTTGGCAAAAATTGCCAACGACATTATTGAGATGGTTGACTCTGATATCAACTCCCGCAAAGAGTGGGTGGAT